GGGGAATCCGGAAGTTATTTTGGAAAATATAGAACAATTTTTAGGATTACCACAACACAAATATGATTTCAACAACATTAAAAGTGAAACAAATGACGACGATTTATCTGCGTGGGGTTTACAGGGTATGCACCAGATAAGACCTAAATTAAATAAAACAGCGTCTGATCCTAGAGTTATTTTGGGTGATGAATTATATAATAGATTTTTTGAATTGGAGAAACAATATGTCTAAAACAACACAACGCATTTTAATCATGGGACTACCAGGTGCAGGCAAAACTTATTTTGCCGAAAAACTAAAAAAATACCTGGAAGAATATAGCAATCCAATCAATGAAAATACATTGTCACCTTTCTCCGATTCTCAGGTTAAGGTGACTTGGTTAAATGCCGATGAGATTCGTAAAAAATATAACGATTGGGACTTCAGTAAAGAAGGGCGGATTCGTCAAAGTATACGTATGAGAGAGTTGGCAGATACTTGTGGTACCGATTATTGTATTGTTGACTTTGTTGCTCCTTTGCCAGAAATGCGACACAATTTCAAGGCAGACTGGACCATCTGGATGGACACCATTGATGCTGGTCGATATAAAGATACAAACAAAATGTTTGTTCCACCTGATGTATATGATTTCCGAATCATTGAACAAAATGCCGACAAGTGGGCGGAGTTTGCTGGTGAACACATCCTGGACAATCACCGTAGACCAGTCTTTGATTGGAAGAAAGAAACGGTACAGATGTTGGGTCGTTGGCAGCCATGGCACGCAGGACACCGTGCATTATTTGACCGTGCAATTCAGAAAACTGGTCAGGTTGTCATACAAATCCGAGACTGTCAGGGATGGCAGGGTTCGAACCCCTTTGCAATTGAACAAGTGAAAGAGTACATCCGTAGAGATTTAGACCCACTTTACCAGGGAAAGTATGAAATCCAGGTGGTACCGAACATTGTGAACATTACCTATGGTAGGGATGTGGGATATAAGATTGAACAAGAAGTTTTTGACGATGCCACACACAGTATTTCTGCCACAAATATTAGAAAGATGATGAATCTTGAATGATTCTAACGCCAGATCCTTGGCAAAAACGATAAGTTGGAGGATAACGGGAAGTTCTGCGACTTTCCTTATCTCCTACATACTGTCTGGTGACTTTGTTATTGCAGGAAGTATTGCACTCACACAGATAGTGGCCAATACAATTCTTTATTTCGTGCATGAAAGAATATGGAACAAGGTGGATTGGGGTAAAAACATTAATTGGTAATAAACTAAATACCTTATTATAATCATAGAATTACCGAAATGACCACAAAGTTACAACCGGCAAACTTAGATACCACACTAGATTACTCCGCAAATGTGTTTAGTGCAAATGCCATTATAGCAGGCGGTGTGGATCTATATAACTTTGCTAACTCAGCTTTCTCGGCAGCAAATTCAGCCGGTTCTAGTCAGACAGTTGTTGCAGCTTTCTTACAAGCAAATGCGGCCTATGCACAGGCAAATACAGCTCAAAGTACGGCAGCATCCGCAAGTTCTTATGCAAATGCAGCATTTATAACAGCCAATACTGCATATTCATGGGGTAACCATGCAACTTATGGTTATGCAACACAGACATATGTTGGTACACAAATAGCAAACCTTGTTGATTCTGCACCTGTAACATTAGATACGCTAAATGAATTGGCATATGCACTGGGAAATGATTCCAATTTTTCCACAACAGTTGCAACAAATATTGGTGTTGCACACAATAAGGCAAACTCTGCGTATGAAAGCCAGAATACAACTGGTGTCTATGCAAATGCAGCATTTGTACAGGCCAATACCAACGCAACGAATATAACGGCTGCTGGTTCTTATGCAAATTCTGCATTCTTGCAAGCTAATGCAGCTTTCCTAAAAGCAAACACAGGTGGAAGTGTTAAATTTACCACATCAAATACAGTTCCAACATCAAACTCTGTTGGTGATTTCTGGTACAAACCGGACAGAGATGTTTTATTTCAATACATAAATGACGGTTCTTCAAATAACTGGGTCGATATAACTTCTCCTGCGGTTCTGGTATTGTGATTATAAGATATTCCGACACGTTGCCTGCAGCTACTAGCACAACTGGTAGTCCTACAATTACAGTTTCCGGTGGATATAGAATTTATAAATTCACACAATCAGGATCAATAGTATTTTAAATTTTTAGAGGTAACATGGCACACTTTGCACAAATTGATGAAAATAATATTGTCACAAGAGTTCTTGTAATTGACCAAGAAACTGTAAACACTGGTTTGTTTGGAGATCCATCAACGTTATTCAAACTAGTTATAATACCTATGGTGGTGAACACAAATTGGGTGGCAGTCCTTTACGCAAAAATTATGCTGGGATTGGATATACATACGATAAACAACGTGATGCTTTCTATGCACCACAACCTTTTCCAAGTTGGACATTGAATGAAGAATCTTGTTTATGGGAACCACCAACACCAATGCCCAATGATGGCAAATCATATAATTGGAACGAAGAAACACTTAGCTGGAACGAAGTTACTGTATAATAAATTGGCATTACTAAATATTAGATAAGGAGATTTAGTAATGGCTGAAATTACTTCCAGAGCCCAATTCAAAGATTACTGCCTAAGACGACTTGGTTTTCCAGTCATTGATATCAATGTGGATGATGACCAGGTCGAGGACCGTATTGACGATGCGTTGCAATACTGGCACGACTATCACTTTGATGGCCTACAAAAATTCTATTGGATTAAAAGAATCGACCAGACCGATGTTGACAACCATTATTTGGATGTAACAGAGGCACAGGATCGTTCCAATACCGCAATGGAAATTACTGGTATTACCAGAATATTTCCTATTCAAGATTCTCAGGCAACTGTTAGTATGTTTGACTTGAGATATCAATTGCGTCTAAATGAATTGTATGACTTCACATCTGCGTCATACATCAACTATACACTAACCCAACAACACCTTCGTTCACTTGAACTCCTGTTCACAGGTGAAATACCAATTCGTTTTCAAAGACATACACAAAGACTGTATATTGATTGGGCATGGGGTAAGTCTCAGGCACCAGTGGGTACAGTTGTTGTTGCAGAATGTTATGCATTGGTAAATCCAGACAATTTTGGTAAAGTATGGACGGACCGTTGGTTAAAAGAATATGCAACGGCATTAATTAAAAAACAATGGGGTTCCAATCTTAAAAAATTCGGAGGCATACAATTACCGGGTGGTGTTATTCTGAACGGCGATAAAATATTCGATGAAGCCGAACAAGAAAAAATTAAACTTGAAGAAGATATGGAAAAGAATTACGGTGGTATGCTGGAATTCTACATGAATTAAGATGGCAACCTCAGTATACTTTAATAACTACAATGCGCTTAACGAACAAAGAGTCGTTGAGGATCTTATCGTTGAATCCATCAAGATTATGGGATTCGACGCATACTATCTCCCGAACGATAATGACACTGCTAGAGACCTATTGTATGGTGAAGATCCGGTTCGTAAATTCCAATCGGCCTTTCCGGTAGAATTCTATCTTTCTTCTTCGTTAGAATACTCAGGTGAAAGAGAGTTCTTCTCCAAGTTTGGTCTTGAAATTAAAAACAACGCAAACATCATTATATCTAAACGTTCATTCAGTCAAAGAGTACCACAACATCTATTCACCAGACCAAGAGAAGGTGATTTGATTTATGTACCTTTTCTAAATGGTACTGGTGAATTGTTTGAGATTAAATTTGTCAACCATACAAAAGACTTCTTCACACTAGGAAGAAAGATACCATATTTCTATGAATTGGAAATGGAGAAGTTCAGATATTCACAAGAGATTATCGACACTGGTATGCCAGACATTGATGTTGTGGTCGATAACTCCGCATACACAATTGATTTGCAAATGAATTCAGGTGGTACAGGTAATTACCAAGAAAAAGAAATTGTATTCTATTCGGCAGACCAGACTTATGCAAACGCAACGGTGTCTGGTGTCGTATCAAACTGGAATGCAGAGACAAGAGTTCTTTCAATTACAAACATCAAGGAAGAATTCAGAGCAAATACATTGGTAATCGGTGCAACATCAAATGCAAGATTTACAATCACATCTTACGATCCATTGGATGTAAATGTGAAGAACGAAAACTACGACAATCTATACATAGAACAACAAGCAAATTCTATTATTGATTTCAGTGAAACCAATCCGTTTGGTCTACTATAATGGCAGCAATACAGTACAATCGTATCATTAGAAAACTAGTTATGGGATTTGGTAATCTATTCAATGAGATTACCATGGTTCGTTACAATCCTGATAACAGTGAACAAGAAAGATTCATTGTTCCTATTGCATACGCAAGCAAAGAACATTATGTAATGAGATTGCAGGCTGACCCAGACTTGGACAAAAAGGTACAAATTACTTTACCTAGATTGTCTTTTGAAATGGTCAATCTGAACTATGACCCAACCAGAAAACAAAATACAAACGTAAAGAACTATGCACAGACGGCATCTGGTGTAGTTGCACAATACAATCCAGTACCATACAATTTTGATTTTAATTTATATCTGTATGTTCGTAACATTGAAGATGGTACACAAGTCATAGAACATATTTTACCATATTTCACACCAGATTATACCATGAAACTCAACATGGTTCCCGAAATGGGAATCATCAAGGAAGTTCCTGTGGTATTAAACGATGTATCACAAGACATTCGTTATGAAGGTGACAGAAGTTCTGATCCAAGATTGATTATCTGGACACTAAACTTTACAGTCAAAGGATTCATATTTGGTCCAAGGTCTACTGCAAATACAATTACACATTCAATTACATCTGTATACAATCAAATTGATTCAAACGATTACATAGACTTTGCAATGAATCTTGCATCTGGTACAGGCAACTATCAACCAGGTGAGATTGTATATCAAGGTTACAATATAACTACCGCAACTGCAAC